ATGCTGGAACAAATGGGCATTGCCGCGAAGCAAGCCTCGTATAAATTAGCGCAACTCTCCAGCCGCGAAAAAAATCGCGTGCTGGAAAAAATCGCCGATGAACTGGAAGCACAAAGCGAAATCATCCTCAACGCTAACGCCCAGGATGTTGCTGACGCGCGTGCCAATGGCCTTGGCGAAGCGATGCTTGACCGTCTGGCACTGACGCCCGCACGGCTGAAAGGCATTGCCGATGATGTGCGCCAGGTGTGTAACCTCGCCGATCCGGTGGGGCAGGTAATCGATGGCAGCGTACTGGACAGCGGCCTGCGTCTTGAGCGTCGTCGCGTACCGCTGGGGGTTATTGGCGTGATTTATGAAGCGCGCCCGAACGTGACGGTTGATGTCGCTTCGCTGTGCCTGAAAACCGGTAATGCGGTGATCCTGCGCGGTGGCAAAGAAACGTGTCGCACTAACGCTGCAACGGTGGCGGTGATTCAGGACGCCCTGAAATCCTGCGGCTTACCGGCGGGTGCCGTGCAGGCGATTGATAATCCTGACCGTGCGCTGGTCAGTGAAATGCTGCGTATGGATAAATACATCGACATGCTGATCCCGCGTGGTGGCGCTGGTTTGCATAAACTGTGCCGTGAACAGTCGACAATCCCGGTGATCACAGGTGGTATAGGCGTATGCCATATTTACGTTGATGAAAGTGTAGAGATCGCTGAAGCATTAAAAGTGATCGTCAACGCGAAAACTCAGCGTCCGAGCACATGTAATACGGTTGAAACGTTGCTGGTGAATAAAAACATCGCCGATAGCTTCCTGCCCGCATTAAGCAAACAAATGGCGGAAAGCGGCGTGACATTACACGCAGATGCAGCTGCGCTGGCGCAGTTGCAGACAGGCCCTGCGAAGGTGGTGGCGGTTAAAGCCGAAGAGTATGACGATGAATTTCTGTCATTAGATTTGAACGTTAAAATCGTCAGCGATCTTGACGATGCCATCGCCCATATTCGTGAACACGGCACACAACACTCCGATGCGATCCTGACCCGCGATATGCGCAACGCCCAGCGTTTTGTTAACGAAGTGGATTCGTCCGCTGTTTACGTTAACGCCTCTACGCGTTTTACCGACGGCGGCCAGTTTGGTCTGGGTGCGGAAGTGGCGGTAAGCACACAAAAACTCCACGCGCGTGGCCCAATGGGGCTGGAAGCACTGACCACTTACAAGTGGATCGGCATTGGTGATTACACCATTCGTGCGTAAATAAAACCGGGTGATGCAAAAGTAGCCATTTGATTCACAAGGCCATTGACGCATCGCCCGGTTAGTTTTAACCTTGTCCACCGTGATTCACGTTCGTGAACATGTCCTTTCAGGGCCGATATAGCTCAGTTGGTAGAGCAGCGCATTCGTAATGCGAAGGTCGTAGGTTCGACTCCTATTATCGGCACCATTAAAATCAATAAGTTACACATCATTAGTACCTTCCTTATTTTTTGACTGGGACAAATTTGGGACCGATGGGTTCAGGATCGAGTCTATTTGCCGTGCGTGTTCAGTAAGGTGATTAGGTGCAAGGTGAGCATATCGACGAACCATTTCGATAGACTCCCAGCCTCCCATTTCCTGTAACACTGACAACGGGACTCCGGCTTGAACCAGCCAACTTGCCCAGGTGTGTCTCAAGTCGTGAAATCTGAAATCATCAATACCAGCCCGTCTCAGCGCCGCTTTCCAGGCTGTGTTTGCGTCATACCGCATCTTCCTTACTGTTGGCGCTTTCGTTCCGTCTGGTTTGGTACAGCTTTCCTTGTACACAAATACCCAACGGTGATGATTCCCGATTTGTTTTTTCAATACGCGACATGCAGTATCATTCAGCGCAACGCCAATTGCGCGGTTTGATTTACTCTCTTCCGGGTTTATCCATGCCACCCGGCGCTGCATATCTATTTGTTGCCATTCAAGGTTGATGATGTTCGAGCGTCTTAAGCCTGTTGCCAGTGCAAATTCAACAACAGACTTTAATGGCTCCGGACATTCATCAATCAGCCTTTGTGCTTCATGGGGCTCCAGCCAGCGGATCCGTTTATTCTTTGGTTGAGGCACTTTAATAATTGGTGCCTTATCCAGCATTTTCCATTCACGCTCTGCGGCTCTTAGTAGGGCCTTTATAAATGAAAGATGCGTAGCCTTCGTTGCAACGGACGCTGGTTTTGGCGTGTATTCTGGAACAGGTTTCCCTTTTTTTCTGCATGCTTCTGCCCTGAGTTTCCAGTTTTCCTCATGACGCCGGTTCGTCATTTTCTGCATTGCTGAATAAATTTTTGATTCAGTAATGTCTCTTAGTTGCATTCCTGCGAAATGTTGAAGCCAGAATCCGATCCGGCTTTTGTCATCGTCCAGTGATTTTTTATGTGCTTTCTCTTCAAGCCACCTGACACACGCTTCCTCGAACGTTATATCAGGTATTTCACCAAGTTTGCTGACCCGCCATGCTTCAGCCTTTAGCTTGTCATGGAGTTCTGTCGCCTGCCTTTTGTCCTTTGTTCCAAGAGACTGTTTAAATCTTTTACCGTTCGGCAATGTGAAACTGGCGTACCATATTTCACCTCTGCGGAAGAGTGACATTTTCTTTCCTCTGTTATGCCATCACCCGCGCTCACCTGGACAGTATGCAGCGGAGACTGAAGAGCCGCAATGCAGGCTTGTCGTGTTGTGAGGTAAGGAGATTTATTCTTAGTGGGATCTTTGCGTGTTGCCTGAAGACGCCCTGTGCGTATCCAGTTAATGGCAGTCGGTCTGGATATCTTGAGAAAATGACAGGCCTCATCGAGTGTGAGGCTGTATGGCTCCATTATTTCACCTCTTGCTGTGACATTGTTGAAAAATGGATACCAGCTCGTTGCTGCCAGACGATCCAACCGAGAGTCATATCCCATGCCATGTATTCGTTATTGCCGTTTTTTGCTCTCCGACGATCTACTAAGTCACCGAAACGCTTTTCCATGAATAATTCATAAGCTTCGCGTTCATCTGGTTCTACTTCCAGAGATAGGAGTGCGATTTCATAAGCACGGCGCTCAATATCGTCTCGCACGTCAAGGCTGCTGATACGCTCTTTAATTTCTTTAATCAGTTCTTTGTCGGTAAAAGTGGTCATTATGCTCCAGCCTCCGGTGCTTTTGGCATTACTGCCCAGTGAGTGATATTGACGTTTTCAAGGTCCCCGACCTGAAATGTCCACTGCCATTCTCCGGTTTCTTTTTGTCCCCAGGTGTACCAGAGAGAACGCCAGCCAATTAGCCAGCCTTCTCCGTTAGCATCGAATAACAAAACACTTTCATTTGCTGGTGGCAGTTCAGTTGACACTGGTATTACTTTGTTTTCCTGTGCTGCACATTTAGCTTCAAGCGCATCGAATTTACGCACCAGGTATTCAGCATCTGTTTCATTTACTTTCAGATCTCGCGGTACACATCTCCCACGAAGAAACCCTTCCATTTCGAAAACATTCATGCGCATTTGCGTAACTCCGATAACTCGTTAAAGCGTTCCATAAACATCCCGTAGGCATGGCCCGGTGCCAGTGGAATCACGTTGAACATCTCTGTTGCCGGGATACCTTCCAGTACAGGCCAGAAAGAGCCATCATCAAGCCCGAGATCGCGGCGTTCGGTTGCCAGCATGATGAGATCGGCATATTTCACGGGCGTACTCATAACTGGGGGTAACCCGTATTTCTCACGGATTACGGCGTCTATTTTTTCTTCCATTTGTTTATAGTCAGGAAGAAGGCGTTTCAGTGGTGCGGGAATGTCCTGGCAATACGCTTCTGTTGCATCATGCATTAACGCTTCAAAAGCAAATTCCTGCGGCACCAGCTGGCTGCAAAGAACCGCATGTTGGGCGACGCTGTAGAAGTGCGAAAGATGACCGGCAAAGCGACAGATATTTGAAAGGGAAACCGCGATATCGTTAATATCGATGTCGTCTTTATTTATCCTGTCATAATAAAAATGCTTCCCGGAAAAAGTTTTAATAAATGACATTTTGTTCTCCACGTATATGCGCTGCACCGCGCTGAATTCTGGTAAAAAGAATCCCTCACCATCCTGCGATTATTGAGTAAATTACGTTTCCATAAATGCCCCCGCAGGGGCATTTGCAGTAATGAAATCAGGCGGTGAAAGTACCAATAAAGGTTTCTACTTTGCTGTCCTTGAATTTCTCAACAAGCAGATCACGAAATTCGTTAGCCATTTCTTCCTGCACCGCCTCCAGCTGAATAATGCGCAGAACCAGTACAGGACGATCGCCAGTGATAATACTGAGGCGTAATTTAAACGGACGTTCTTTCAGACCTTCAAACGGAACGCATTTAAATTCAAATGCCACTGGCATAATGTCTTTGGTCTTCGCTTCGACAGACTCCATCAGGGAGCGTTTGCCGCTGAAGTCATTATCTTCAAAATCAGCGGTCTGGTTTGCTTCAATCGTGATTTTACGGACAGCCGCAGCCGCTTTTGTTGCCTGAATAGCGTCACCATTAGCATCAAAGCCCACAAGATAGTCGGCCCAGTCTTCAATCCATTCTGCTAGTGACTTCTGGGAGTTACGCTCGCCGTTAACAGACAACAGAGCAGAGAACGGTGCTGTCTTTTTCAGTTTGAGTGTGGCGGTGTTATCTGCGTGACCTGGTTCATCAATAGTACCCAGGTTAAGCACACTGACGGCACGCATATTATCAGCATCGATAAAGCAGCGGGTGCCTTCATCTGCAAGATCTTTAGAATAACGGGTAAAATCATCGATGCTGGCAGTGGAAAGCGCACCACGGAAACGGAAGCGATTTAAATTAAATTTTTCCAGATCATGAATGCGGAAATTCTCAGGCAATGCCACAGCATCGGCACCAATCTTACTGATAATTTCATTAACACCCTGAGCAGAAATAAGGGCATGGATTTGATTAATTGCGGTTGCGTCTAAGTTCTGAGACATAATAAGTCCTCACTATATAAAGATATTCAGTGATGAGATAAATAATCAGTTTATTACGAACGATATTAACGACCTGCTGCGCGGAGTTTTCCGTCAGGTTCACCGGCAAGAGTCAGTAATTGCCCCTGGTCTTCCTGCAGAATAGTCAGACGACCACCGCGATTGACATACATCGGCGTTTCGGTGGTGTCTTCTTCGGAAATTTTCCCGCGGTTAGTTGGGCGAACATATGAGAGTTTGTGTTTGATTTTCACACGGTTCTCATCAAACGGTTCGATTTCCAGATTGAGTGAGACCTTCCCTTTGGTTTTCGTGTTCATCACACCGGAAGCGACCTCACTGAGAACTGCGCCGATTTTGGTTTCAAATACGCCGCCGTCCAGCTCCCCGATAAATGCCTGCACATCAGTACTGCGTTCGCTAGCCATTTTGCTGCTCCTCATCATATCGACCCTGCAAGGTCGGTTAGTTTCTCCACAAAACAGAGAAGAACACCTGCGGTGACTGCCGCCCGGATGGATTGGGTTATGAGCCCGTCGTCCGGTGATGCTCTTCTCTGTTTTGTAAAAAGGACGGTACCAGCCGGAAGCAAGGGTACAAGCTGGTACCGCCAAGACTACACACAGCATAAAGTTGTGGTGCCGGGTGCCTCCCGGTGCCTGGCGAAGGTTGCACACCAGGCGGGTGGGTATCCACAGAAGGTCGACTGTCAGCCTCAACCTTAACCCGCGTGCGCTGAGCCGCATTCACCACAACGCTAAGGATTCTCTCTGGTTGAAAATACTTAGCTGTTATGTGCCTGCTTTTAGCCACATCAGGCGAGGTGGACCTAGTTATTCCCCAACAACAAGGATTCGGTTAATCTGGTTATCCCCAACAACGCAAAAGGAAAAGAAATGTCCGGTAATATCTATACGCTGTACAAATCCCACTGTGAAAATGTTGGAAAGTATCGGGGCATTGAAATCAGTGGGGTAGTGTCATCAGTCGAAATAAGCAAAGTTGAATCAAGGGCAACATTACTTACTCTTTTGGACCTTGTCTTACATGAGCACCGGAAGAAATTCGGCACTCCCTATAATCAGTTGAATGGGAAAAAGGCTCTGGTTCACCTTATTCTGATGAAGCATCACTGGATGCCAAAACAGATTAATGAGATGAAATTTGATGAACTTCTTCTTTCAATTCAGGATGAACTCACACTTGATAAAATAAGCGTAACCGCCCAGAAATTTTTAGATTATCGAGACTGGAGATCACAAATTCATCACTTTGATGATTTTGACGAAAATGAATGGGATCCTAATTTGTCTGCACAATATCTAAAGTAACATCCTGTGATAAAACCGTGATTTCCTGATCCAGTTTTTTTAAGGAGTCTATTGTTTCCTGTCGATAAGACAGCACTTCACGAAGCTGGTTTATAGCTGCCAGCTTCTTTGTCATCCACTCATAAATTTCCTCATCTGTGTAGCCAGGCGCGACGATTTTGGGTTCTGTTTTGTGCATTTCACATCTCCTCAAGTTATCAGTTACTTGTTGATGGGGACCAGATTGTTAAAGAGCTAAGCGTCCTGTAGGGCGCTTTTTTGTTGCTAACGAATCATCCTGGACTTCATATGCCCCAGGCGGCTACTTCGTGGGCGTCCTGCCTGTTCGTTGTTTCGGTTGGGTACATTATGTATCTCAAAGGTACATTGTCAAGTATAAAAAAACCTGCCGAAGCAGGTTCATAAACATTGATTAGGCTTTGATTTTGTATCTTCTTGGTTTTCCTGAGAAAATCACTGTACCAATTATAGAGCAATTACCGTTGATCTTAATGTAAGGCTCAGGCCAGTTTGGGTTTAACGCTTTGAGATAACGCTGTGTCCCATCTTCTATCAACCTTTTGAAGGTGGTTTCGCCTGTATCGTGCATCAATGCAATAACGTCGTCACCGTGGCAGGCAGGTACTTCAGGATCGACAAAAATCATGTCTCCCGGGCGGTACTCATCAATCATTGAATCACCTATCACCCGCAAGATATAAGTCATTTCCCCACAGGGTACAGGGCAGGGATACGTTTCTGCTGTGCTCAAATCAACCTCAGAATATCCAACTTCTTTCCATGCTCCGGCCTGTACCCATGATATGACAGGGACTAATGTGATTTGTTTATTAGTGATTGAAACATCAGGTTTTTTTGTGATGTTCGTTGTCTGGTGTTCTTGATCGAGCCATCCGACAGGCAGGTCGAAACATTTTTCGATGTGTCGTGCCATGCTGTCACCGATATTTTTAGTAGCACCATCTCCCATAAACCTGCTGGTCTGGGTTGGCTCGCGATCAATCATAGTGGCAAAGGAAGAATTCCCGCCAACACCATCTCTCAGTTTTCTGGCGTTAGACCGCCGGATGTCATGGATTGTTTTCATAACGAAATTAAAACCCTTGTACCGTTAAGGTACAAGTATCTTGAAGGTTCATTTCAATCATGTAATATGTACATAGGAGGTACATATTGTATGAAAGCGTATTGGGACTCTTTAACCAAAGAACAGCAGGGCGAGTTGGCCGGAAAAGTTGGCTCAACACCTGGCTACTTACGGCTGGTTTTCAATGGCTATAAAAAAGCCAGTTTTGTGCTGGCTAAAAAACTTGAGCAATGCACGTCAGGTGCAATTACGAAATCTGACTTAAGACCGGATATCTATCCGAAAGATTAGCAGAACACTTTCAATTTTTAACCACAGAACGATGAGGCTAACCGTGGGTAAGCATCACTGGAAAGTAGAAAAACAGCCTGAGTGGTACGTGAAAGCTGTCAGAAAAACTATCGCAAAGTTGCCGGGTGGTTACGCTGAAGCAGCTGACTGGCTGGATGTAACAGAGAACGCATTATTTAACCGCCTTCGTGCCGATGGCGATCAGATTTTCCCGCTGGGATGGGCAATGATTTTGCAACGTGCTGGTGGAACTCACTTCATTGCTGACGCTGTGGCGCAGTCTGCAAATGGCGTCTTTGTGTCTCTTCCTGATGTCGAGGATGTGGACAACGCCGATATCAACCAACGCCTGCTGGAGGTCATTGAACAGATCGGCAGTTATTCAAAACAGATTCGTTCAGCAATTGAAGACGGTGTAGTGGAACCGCATGAGAAGACAGCAATTAACGACGAGCTGTACCTCTCAATTTCGAAGCTGCAGGAGCATGCAGCACTGGTCTACAAAATTTTTTGCATTTCAGAAAGTAATGACGCCCGCGAGTGTGCAGCTCCGGGCGCCGTGGCGTGTCGTGACTGTGGAGAAACTAACGCATGAACAGTTTAACAACACACTACCGTCGCTCGCAACTGATTGCGCTTCCTGTACCGGGTGGAAAAGCGAAGGTGGAGTATTGCTATGCAGTAAATGTACCAGGTGGCAGGGTAATTGTAACCCACAGCTTTGCAGAGTGGGCTGTGGGTGATTTTAACCGGCAAAAGGAGACAGTCCTTTGCGACAAGTTAACCGCTGGTTCAAAGATCACTACGGAGTACCCGTCAGAGTCATTCGTTGGGAGCCGGAAACACAACGGGTTATCTACCTCCGCGAAGGCTATGAGCATGAATGCTTCAGTCCGCTCGAACAGTTTCGTCGTAAATTCAGGGAAATAGAGGTCGGTCATGAGCACTAAATTAACCGGCTATGTATGGGATGGTTGCGCTGCGTCAGGCATGAAATTATCCAGCGTGGCAATTATGGCCCGCCTGGCTGATTTCAGTAATGACGAAGGTGTGTGCTGGCCATCAATTGAAACCATTGCCCGTCAGATTGGCGCGGGGATGAGTACCGTCAGAACGGCTATCGCACGGCTGGAAGCAGAAGGCTGGTTAACGCGTAAGGCGCGTCGCCAGGGTAACCGCAATGCGTCGAATGTTTATCAGCTTAACGTTGCGAAGCTTCAGGCAGCGGCATTTTCTCAATTGTCAGATTCTGACCCGTCAAAATCTGACGCATCAAAATCTGACCCGTCAAAATTTGATGCGTCGAAATCTGGCAAAAAAGCGGGTTTTCACCCGTCAGAATCTGGCGGGGATCCGTCAGTAAAATCAAAACATGATCCGTCAGATAAAAAAACTTCTCGTCCGGACGCTTCGCAACCGGACACGCAGACGGCTGAACAGGAGTTTTTAACTCGCCATCCTGATGCGGTTGTATTCAGCCCTAAAAAGCGCCAGTGGGGAACGCAGGATGATTTGACCTGCGCACAGTGGCTCTGGAAAAAAATCATCGCCCTGTACGAGCAGGCCGCCGAATGTGACGGCGAGGTGGTTCGTCCCAAAGAACCGAACTGGACAGCCTGGGCAAACGAAATTCGCCTGATGTGTGTGCAGGATGGTCGTACTCACAAACAAATCTGCGAGATGTACAGCCGCGTCAGCCGCGATCCGTTCTGGTGCCGTAACGTGCTCAGCCCGTCGAAGCTGCGGGAAAAATGGGATGAGCTTTCCCTGCGCTTATCGCCGTCCGTCAGCACGTACACAGAAAAACGCGAAGACCCGTACTTCAAAGCCAGTTACGACAACGTGGACTACAGCCAGATCCCGGCAGGATTCAGGGGGTGATCATGAGTCTTTTGAATGAAGTTCAGAAATACATTGAAGCCCATCCGGGGTGTACTTCCGGAGACATTGCGGATGCTTTTGCAGGTTACTCACGGCAGCGCGTTCTGCAGTCAGCAAGCAAGTTACGTCAGAGTGGGCGTGTGGCTCACCGTTGTGAAGGGGATACACGCAGACATTTCCCGCGCCTGACTGAGAGAGCGCAGGAGGCGGAACCGCAACCAGTTCGTGAAACCAGACCTGTGCGCAATTTCTATGTCGGCACTAACGACCCGCGGGAGATTTTGTGCCTGACCCGCCAGGCTGAAGAACTGGAGTCCAGGGGCTTATACCGTCGTGCTGCAACGGTGTGGATGGCGGCATTCCGTGAAAGCCACTCCCAGCCAGAACGAAACAATTTTCTGGCGCGTCGTGAGCAGTGTTTACGGAAAAGCAGCAAGCGCGCTGTATCGAGTGATGAGTGGTATCTGTCAGGGAATTACGTGGGGGCGTAATGACGACGTTAACTCAATGCCAGCAGCAGGTGCTGGATATGCTGATTTCTTATCAGAAAGAGCGTGGCTTTCCGCCAACCAATCAGGAGGTGGCAACCATGCTGGGATACCGTTCAGTGAATGCAGCGGTAGAGCATCTTCGCGCACTGGAGAAAAAAGGCGTCATCACGATAAAGCGTGGCGTGGCCCGGGGGATAACGCTTCATACCGCGGTGAAGGACGACGACAGCGAGGCGGTCGGGATTATCCGCGCACTGCTTGCCGGTGAGGAAAACGCAAGGCTGCGTGCAACCCACTGGTTACATGAGAGGGGCCTGAAAGTATGAAGCTGATCCTGCCTTTTCCGCCCAGCGTGAACACGTACTGGCGACACCCCAACAAAGGGGCGTTTGCAGGTAAGAGCCTGATAAGCGCGGCGGGGCGCAAATTCCAGAGCGCGGCGTGTGCAGCAATAGTTGAGCAGTTACGTCGTCTGCCAAAACCAACGTCGGCACCTGCTTCAGTGGAGATCGTGTTGTTTCCTCCGGATAACCGGATCCGCGATCTGGACAACTATAACAAGGCGCTGTTTGACGCCCTGACCCACGCGGGTGTGTGGGAAGACGACAGCCAGGTGAAAAGAATGCTGGTGGAGTGGGGACCGGTTATCCCGGAAGGGAAGGTCGAGATCACTATCAGTAAGTACGAGAAAACGGCGGGTGCAGCCGCCTGATCAAGAGGAGAAACGAAGTATGAATAATCTGATGGTCATTGATGGTATTGAAGTTCGTCGTGATGCTTATGGGCGTTACAGCCTGAACGATCTGCATCGCGCAGCAGTAGCATCTGGTGCAAATGCCAGAACCAAGGAGCCGGGAAAGTTTCTTTCCAGCCAACAAACTGTTGAGCTTGTTCATGAATTGACCAACACCCAGAATTTGGGTGTTGACCCGGTGAGTGTGATTCATGGGGGAAATGAACGGGGAACTTATGTCTGCAAGGAACTGGTGTATGCCTATGCAATGTGGATCAGCCCGTCATTCCATCTGAAGGTGATCCGTACTTTCGACATGGTAACCAGCGCACCGGAAAAATTATCCGGACAGGCTGCTGACAAGATGCAGGCTGGTGTGATTCTGCTGGACTTTATGCGTCGGGAGTTAAACCTGTCTAACTCATCTGTGCTTGGTGCCTGTCAGAAACTCCAGGAGGCTGTTGGCTTACCGAATCTGGCACCGCGCTATGCCATTGATGCTCCTGCTGATGCACACGATGGCTCAAGTCGCCCGACACTGTCACTGAGTGCACTGCTGAAACAGTATGGTATCCGCCTGACGGCTAATCAGGCATATCACCAGATGGCGAAGCTGGGGATCGTTGAACAACGCGAACGATACAGTCGTACCGCGATTAACAACATCAAAAAATTCTGGTCGCTGACAGCGAAAGGCTGCATGTTCGGCAAGAACATCACCAGTCCCGCAAATCCGCGCGAGACGCAGCCGCATTTCTTCGAATCCCGATTCCCTGAGCTGTTAAAGCTGCTCGATACCGTTCATTGAGGTGACCGTGAGAGCACTACTGACCCCTGAAATTGCCCCACGTATGGGGATCGTATTGTTCAGACCAGGTTCAGAGCTGATGCCCCTGTTTATGCAGGGGCGTGTCCTGCTGGAGCCTGAGCCGGAGCGTTATTCATCTTTCGCCAGTGGTGCCGTTCCGGCGGCATCACAACCGCTGGTGGATGATCCTGCCGTTCGGGCCGTGTTCCGCAATGAGGCAGTGATCCGTCGTGCTGGTGGCGTGGAATGTCTTGAAAGCTGGTTACTTCGTGAAAAAGGCTGCCAGTGGCCTCATTCCGACTGGCACAGCGAGAACATGACCACAATGCGACACGCTCCGGGCGCAATCCGTCTGTGCTGGCACTGCGATAACCAGCTGCGCGATCAGTTCACGGAACGGCTGGAATCAATGGCAACGGATAACTGTGCCCGCTGGGTGTTGTCTGTTGTGCGTCGGGATCTCGGTTTTGATGACAGTCACGTTGTGACAATGCCGGAACTGTGCTGGTGGCTGATTCGTAATGATCTGGCGGATGCCTTACCGGAAAGTGCAGCCCGTAAGGCACTGAGATTACCGAAGCCTTTTGTGCCGTCTGTCACCCGGGAAAGTGACCTTGTGCCTTCGGTTCCTGCCACCAGCATCATCCAGGATAAGGCGAAAAAGGTGCTGGCGCTGAAAGTGGATCCGGAGTCGCCGGAGTCTTTTATGTTACGCCCAAAACGTCGCCGCTGGGTTAATGAAAAGTACACGCGCTGGGTTAAGACACAGCCGTGTGCATGTTGTGGAAAGCCTGCTGATGATCCCCACCACCTGATAGGCTACGGTCAGGGTGGGATGGGTACAAAAGCGCATGACCTCTTTGTGTTGCCTTTGTGCAGAAAGCATCACGACGAGCTGCATGCGGATACCGTGGCATTTGAAGAGAAGTATGGCTCCCAGCTGGAGCTGATATTTCGTTTTATCGATCGTGCGCTGGCAATTGGCGTGCTGGCCTGATTTTGTGGAGAAAGTTGATGCGTGATATGTATGAAGTATTGGACCGCTGGGGAGCATGGGCTGCAGCAGATAACAGTGGCGTGGACTGGCAGCCGATAGCAGCAGGCTTCAAGGGGCTTTTACCTCATGGCAAAAAGTCCCGGATTCAGTGTGATGATGATGAGGGGCTCATGATCGATGGGTGCGTAGCTAGATTAAGAAAGTACAAACCAGAAGAGTATGAACTTATCGTTGCCCATTTTGTTATAGGAGTATCAATACGTACCATTGCAAAGAAAAGGAAATGTTCAGATGGGACTGTCAGAAAAGAATTGCAAGCCGCAATTGGATTTGTGGAAGGCGTATTTAGTATTTTAAATATGTAAGGGGCGGTGCCCCTTATAAGCAAACAGCAGCGTAATGTGTTTCAACCTTAGGACTAGACGTTAAGCAATTACTAACAGCAACTATTCCAAATTTATTGTTATTATTTGAAAATGAAACTGAACTTTTCATCTTCGCTAATATGCTCCGTGCTTCAGCAATCGCAGGTGATTTTTCTTGAGCGTTATCACTTTTAGGCATCGATGTACAGTATAATGCTGATGATTTTGATTTGTAGAGGTCGATCATATCCTGCCGTGGTAGTGATGATTTATCATAAGTGGTTAAAATCGAAATAGGGCCTTTTTTGATTAGCTTGTTCCATGTTTCCTCATGAAAGCCTGTTTGGGAACCGTGGTGTGGAAGTTTGAAAATACCTGCTAAGTTTGGTTCTGGACGATTTATTGCATTGCAAACGGAATTCCATCCAGTGTTTTTACTAACTTCTAAATCTGCGCCTAATAATACTTCATTATTTTCTGATGTTGGAGAGCATATTCTGATTACAACGCAGTAGTGATTAGGATTAACTAATTTAGCAGACATGGCTATTTCGCTAAAATTTGATGATAATTTTGTAGAGTTTGCGAATTCAAGATCAGAGTTTGTTATATCCATATCAGAAGGCGATAACGAATGTACTTGAATATTCTCGCTGCTTTTGAATAGTATGCAGTCTTTTTTTGCATGGACAAGACGATCATTTTTGTGCAAATCATAGAATAAAGACATGACCTTGTTTATTTCTTTAGTTTTTGCCATATCCTCACCATTAACACTTAGTGCATTAATATATCCTCTAAATTCAGATGTGTTCAATGCTGCGCTAATTACAACTTTTGCATTTTTGCAACTATTAATAATTTCGGCTATCCCTTTAATATGATCATCGTGAAAATGACTAATGACTATCAGTTTTACTTCATCTTGTGGATTAACACCTTTTTCTTTCAGATAATCTAATGCTGCGGGGCGTTTATTATCATTTAAACAGGAATCAATAATCATCCATTCATTTAACCCAAGACGAACGGCAATTGATTCGCCAATACCTTTACCAAAAACAATTGTTTCACAGATAGAGTTTTGAACAGTAGGCACCTGCATTCACCGTATTGCGTAATTTCTAATTATTGTTTAAAAATTCTTCTTAGGCGAAATTCGGATACTCTTTTTTCTTGTCCAAATAAAGTTTTTTCCATACCAACATACCAATAAAAAATAGCGTTTTCGACAAGTTTTTGTTGATCGCTTTTACTAAATTCATCTGAAGAGAACGTTATCTCATCAATGAATTCATGAGAGTTTATATCATATACTCTAGCATGTATTTCTTTATTTGATTTCATATTGACAATTTTGTCAATTATACCATAAGTATCTAATGCCTTTTCAAGAAAGGTTATTTTTTCTTTAAGTCTTGCCTTGAGTTTTTTATGCTGAGTTCTATTTTTCACTCCTTTTTGTGTAGATGGGAATGGTTGCGGAGTAGGTATTTCAATTATATTTGTTGAATATTTTGTGCTGCAAGTTTCTTGCTGCTGTTCAAATGTTTCAGAATAATTTTCAAAACCTGTCTTAATTATACAGGAAAGAGTTATGTTGTGGGTCTTTACAAATGTTTCAATGTTTTTTTCTTTTTTTGTTACGCAACGTGTATTACTAAGGCTGGAAGAATTTTCAGGATAGGTTAATATATTCATGATAGAATCCGCTTAAACATTTGTTCATGGCTGAGGATATCATTCTTAATTGCTGCGGAAATATGTTTTTGAATTATATTTGGGAGTAATTGAGTGAATGCAACAGCGTCACGAATATCTTTCAAAGCTAGATCGTGATTGTATTGAACATTTAAACCAAATACATCTGGACTAACTTTTCTATACGAAGCATAAGAGACATTGATAGCCTCTTTGTAAATTGATTTATCTTCCTTGTTAGAGTTTTCTATTGCAATGACTAAATTTCTCATCCCATAATGATATTCAACTTCATCCTGAAGTATTTCTGATTTATTGTGTTCTTGCCAATAAATTTTGGGGACTAATGCATCTCCTAACTGATTCCAGTTGGTTTCATTATTAAAATGATAATCAAAAAGGGTGTTTATTCCAACAGCTTGTGTCTCAGAATGAGGAAACATAGAAAATATTGATGACACTAAGTCTGCCAAGGAATTTTCAAGCCCTGTTTTTTTCAGTTGAAATACTACTTTTGTTGGTATGCACGTAATCTCAATCCAACCGTAATCTGTTGTTATTGAATCACCATCAAAAGTTGTGTTTGAATTTGCTATATCTTCCTCTCTTAGCAAATCGTATCTTCTAAACCATTCAGATGAAAACATCAATGGAGTAATGATGTTAGAGATCCATACAACATTAATCGTATGCTTAATAAGTTTGAAAGTCATAAATTGTTCTTGGCCCTCAGAATGAAAACCTAAGTGCATTTAGGCATAGCTACCGCACGACTGTTTTTAATAAAACAATCCGATTGATAGCTATAACCTATTGATGTCTAACGTTATAGTGCATAAGAAACATAGCAAAAATCTAACGCGTACGCAAAAATTCTTGTAATCTGTTAAGAGTGGTTACTTTGCCACGCAGATTAACCCCGCCGATGAGCGGGTTTTGTTGTTTCTAGGCCTGGGTGTTCGTTGGGGTTGGTCTATCCCGTAGTTACCTGTGGCTCGGCTTCTTTTACGTTTCCGCTTCTGATTTGCGGTTCGTGGTACTCCCTCAATTTGCACCTCCTGTATCGGCGAGGTGAGAGATAACTACAAATGCCTCATAACCCAAATACCTGGCTGGAGTTGGTCCAGAGCTGGTGGCGTGGAGACACACCGCTGGGCGCAGTGATTATGTCGATCGTTATGGCTGGCTTGCGCATTGCCTATTTTGGCGGTGGTGGTGGCTGGAAGCGAAAAACGCTCGAGATTTTGCTCTGTGGCGCTTTGACGCTGACCTTTGCATCCGCTCTTGAGTATGTCGGATGGCCTAAATCGCTTTCTGTTGCCATTGGTGGCGGTGTTGGGCTGATCGGTGTCGATGCTATTCGTGGGGCTGCAATGCGAGTAATCGGTAACAAATTTGGTAGCACGAAGGAGTAATTTATGCAGGCACTAAATTCCCAGCGTAAAGCTTTCCTCGATATGGTGGCATGGTCAGAAGGAACGGATAACGGGCGACAACCGACACGTAACCACGGTTATGACGTTATTGTCGGTGGTGAACTGTTTACTGATTACTCCGATCATCCTCGCAAACTTGTCACGCTAAACCCGAAACTCAAATCAACAGCAGCCGGACGTTACCAGCTTCTTTCCCGTTGGTGGGATGCCTACCGCAAGCAGCTAGGGCTGAAAGACTTCTCTCCCAGAAGCCAGGACTCCGTGGCATTACAGCAGATTAAAGAGTGTGGCGCTTTAACGATGATTGATCGCGGTGATATCCGTCAGGCTATCGACCGTTGCAGCAATATCTGGGCGTCGCTACCTGGTGCAGGTTACGGTCAGTATGAACATAAAATCGGTGACCTGATTTCCCGGTTTAAAGAGGCTGGTGGGGTGGTAAATGAAGTTGAGCTATAAGCTGGTTATCGCTGCATTCTTCTTTACCGTCATCGGTTCTTTCATCTGGTCTGCCAACCACTACTACAGCAAATATCAGCACGAAAAGAAACGTGCTGATGAGGCTGTACGAAATGCTGAATCAGCAACAGCCATTACCAATAACGTCCTGCAATCACTACAAATCGTCAATACAGTTCTGGAGGCTAACCAGCATGCAAAACAGCAGATCGCACTGGAGTCACAGAGAACCCAGGAAGATATCAAAGTGGCTGTTGAGAATGATGATTGCGCTTCACGTGCTGTGCCTGCTGCCGCTGCTGACCGGTTGCGGAAGTACGCGGACAGTTTACGTGCAGGTTCCAACGATGCCGTTACCGGCGAACCTGCTCGCTGAAACTCCACAGCCAGTTATCCCCAATCCTCTGACTTATGGAGGTAGCCTAGATTTAAATGTCAGTTTATTGTCGGCATTATGGCAGTGCAATTTGGATAAAGCGGGGATTAGAAAGATAGAGGCGAGCCGGTCAGGTAGAAGTGAATCAGGCTCAAAGTGAAGCGGAAAAGCTCTTTGGCATAAGGTGACGTAATAATAATTACAGTCAACTGACTTTTGGAACGAAACATGTTTAACCTCCTTAATTGATGTTATTCGAGTGATGAAGGCATTCTGTCCTTCTGTAGTGTCCAGTAAATCAAACAGGAAACTTGTCCAACGTGTTGGACAAGCCTCTCCATTAGTGAGTTGTATTGATCACAACTCTACAAAGAATTCATTACTGGGTAGATGAAAATAGTTTCACGATGAATGGAGGAGGCTATGTCGGTGGCTTCTTCATTGGAGTACATATGCCATCACGAATCCCAAAAGCCTGCCGTGTTCGTGGCTGCCGCCATACCACCACAGACCCGTCAGGCTACTGCGAAAGCCACAAAAGCGAAGGCTGGAAGCAATACAAGCCAGGCCAGTCCCGTCATCAGCGCGGCTACGGTTCGAAATGGGATGCTATCCGTGAACGTGTACTGCAACGTGACAAAGGCCTGTGTCAGTTATGTCTGCGTGCCGGTGTGGTGCGTGAGGCGAAAACCGTTGACCACATCATCCCTAAAGCACATGGCGGCACTGATGCCGACAGTAATCTGCAGAGTCTGTGCTGGCCGTGTCATAAGGCGAAGACGGCCCGTGAACGGTTAAAGTGATAATAATTCTCAACTGTCTGTGGGGGAGGGGCGGGTCAAATCCCTGTGACCTGACGTCTTCCGGACTGCCCGCCCCATCGTTTTTTTATACCCGCGAAAAATGAAATTTAACCAGGAGTGCCGCATATGGCTGGAACGGCGGGGCGTTCCGGGCGTCGCCCCAAGCCAACGGCGCGCAAGGCGCTGGCCGGAAACCCCGGCAAGCGAGCCCTGAATAAAGATGAACCTGTTTTTACGCCCATCAAAGGTGTTGAGCCACCGGAGTGGTTCGCTGAAGAAGATCTCCCTCTCGCCACGATCATGTGGCAATTGACAACTAAAGAACTTTGCGGTCAGGGCCTGCTGTGCGTGACTGACCTCGCGGTGCTTGAGCGGTGGTGTGTGGCCTATGAGTTCTGGCGACGTGCCGTGAAAAATATTGCCAGACAGGGCAACACCATCACCGGTGCAATGGGCGGTATGGTCAAAAATCCTGAGCTGACCGCCAAAAAAGAACAGGAGTCCGAGATGAGCAGCACGGGGGCAATGCTCGGACTCGACCCCAGCAGCCGCCAGCGTCTGATTGGCCTGGCGGGGCAGAAGAAAGCTACTAACCCGTTTCTGAAAATCATCGAATCATGAGCCGGAAATCTTACCCCAACGTAAATGCTGCCAATCAGTATGCCCGGGATGTCGTTCGCGGAAAGATTGTGGCCTGCCAGTTTGTGATTCAGGCCTGCCAGCGCCATCTTGATGACCTGATGGCGGAAAAAAGTAAGTCGTTTCGTTACCGCTTCGACAAGGACCTGGCTGAACGGGCCGCCAAATTTATTCAGCTGTTGCCGCACACCAAGGGTGAGTGGGCATTCAAACGGATGCCCATCACGCTGGAGCCGTGGCAGCTCTTTGTGATCTGCTGTGCGTTTGGCTGGGTCAATAAAGGCTCCCGGCTGCGCCGCTTCCGGGAGGTGTATACCGAAATCCCCCGTAAGAACGGCAAATCGGCAATCTCTGCCGGTGTCGCCCTGTATTGTTTTGCCTGTGATAACGAGTTTGGCGCGGAAGTGTATTCCGGTGCCACGACAGAGAAACAGGCGTGGGAAGTCTTTCGCCCGGCGCGACTGATGTGTAAACGCACGCCCATGCTGACGGAAGCGTTCGGGATTGAGGTTAACGCCTCAAACATGAACCGTCCGGAGGATGGCGCGCGGTTTGAACCGCTGATCGGTAACCCCGGTGATGGATCATCACCCCACTGTGCGGTGGTGGATGAATATCACGAGCACGCCACCGATGCGCTTTACACCACGATGCTTACCGGGATGGGGGCGCGACGTCAGCCACTGATGTGGGCCATTACTACTGCCGGGTACAACATTGAGGGGCCGTGCTACGACAAGCGGCGGGAAGTCATCGAGATGCTCAACGGCTCGGTGCCCAACGATGAACTGTTCGGGATCATCTATACCGTTGATGAAGGTGACGACTGGACCGACCCGCAGGTGCTGGAAAAAGCCAATCCAAATATTGGCGTGTCGGTTTATCGCGAATTTTTGTTAAGTCAGCAGCAGCGTGCGAAAAATAACGCCCGTCTGGCAAACGTCTTTAAAACAAAACACCTCAATATCTGGGTGTCGGCGCGTTCGGCGTATTTCAACCTGGTGAGCTGGCAGAGCTGCGAGGATAAATCACTGACCCTTGAGCAGTTCGAGGGGCAGCCGTGCATTCTGGCCTTTGACCTGGCGCGTAAGCTGGATATGAACAGCATGGCGCGACTTTATACCCGCGAGATTGACGGTAAAACGCATTACTACAGTGTGGCCCCGCGTTTCTGGGTACCGTATGACACGGTGTACAGCGTCGAGAAAAATGAAGATCGCCGGACAGCCGAACGCTTTCAGAAATGGGTGGAAATGGGCGTCCTGACCGTTACCGATGGTGCAGAGGTGGATTATCGCTACATCCTCGAAGAGGCCAAAGCAGCGAACAAAATCAGCCCGGTCAGCGAGTCACCCATCGACCCCTTCGGGGCGACCGGGCTGTCACATGACCTTGCTGATGAAGACCTGAATCCCATCACCATCATTCAGAACTACACCAACATGTCCGACCCGATGAAAGAGCTGGAAGCGGCAATTGAATCGGGGCGCTTTCATCATGACGGCAATCCCATCATGACCTGGTGTATCGGCAACGTGGTCGGCAAAACCATTCCGGGTAACGATGATGTGGTGAAGCCCGTCAAAGAGCAGGCGGAAAACAAAATCGATGGTGCAGTTGCGCTGATTATGGCGGTTGGCAGAGCCATGCTGTATGAGAAAGAAGACACGCTGTCCGACCACATTGAGTCCTACGGGATCCGCTCGCTTTAACTGAGGTAATTATGATCATGCTGATTCTCGCGCCTCTGGTGGGCGTGCTGGGGGTGCTTTTGCTGGCGTATGGTGCCTGGCTGATTTATCCCCCGGCGGGGTTTGTTGTTGCCGGGGCGTTGTGCCTGTTCTGGTCGTGGCTGGTAGCGCGATATCTCGACCGTACACAGATGTCTGTTGGTGGAGGTAAATAGTGTTCTTTTCGGGATTATTTCAACGAAAAAGTGACGCACCAGTGACCACGCCAGCAGAGCTGGTGGATGCTATCGGGCTGTCATACGACACCTATACCGGAAAGCAGATCAGCAGCCAGAGGGCCATGCGACTGACGGCGGTTTTTTCCTGCGTCAGGGTGCTGGCGGAGTCGGTCGGGATGTTGCCCTGCAACCTGTATCACCTGAACGGCAGCCTGAAGCAGAGAGCCACTGGCGAACGTCTGCATAAGCTGATCTCCACGCATCCCAATGGCTATATGACGCCGCAGGAGTTCTGGGAGCTGGTGGTCACCTGTCTGTGCCTGCGGGGAAACTTTTACGCCTACAAAGTGAAAGCATTTGGCGAAGTGGCTGAACTGCTGCCCGTCGATCCCGGCTGTGTGGTACCGAAGCTTAACAGTAGCTGGGAGCCGGTCTATCAGGTCACATTCCCGGATGGCTCCACGGATGTACTGAGCCAGGAGGATATCTGGCATGTGCGCACGCTGACGCTGGACGGACTGGTGGGGCTGAATCCCATCGCCTATGCCCGCGAGGCAATATCGCTGGCAGCTGCGACCGAAGAGCACGGGGCCAGACTGTTCAGCAATGGCGCGGTGACGTCGGGTGTGTTGCGTACAGAGCAGACGCTGTCAGATCAGGCTTATGAGCGCCTGAAGAAAGATTTTGAGGAGCGTCACACCGGGCTTGGCAATGCTCACCGCCCGATGATCCTTGAGATGGGGCTGGACTGGAAGTCGATGGCGCTGAACGCCGAGGACAGCCAGTTCCTGGAAACCCGCAAGTTTCAGCTTGAAGAAATCTGTCGTCTGTTCCGTGTGCCATTGCACATGGTGCAGAACACCGATCGTGCCACCTTCAACAATATCGAAGAACTGGGGCTGGGATTTATCAACTATTCACTGGTGCCGTATCTGACCCGCATTGAGCAGCGGATCAACACCGGACTGGTACGAAAAAGTAAGCAGGGCGTTTATTACGCCAAATTTAACGCCGGGGCGTTACTGCGCGGGGATATGAAGTCCCGTTTTGAAGCCTACGCCACCGGGATTAACTGGGGAATTTACTCTCCCAATGACTGCCGCGACCTGGAAGATATGAATCCGCGTCCCGGTGGGGATGTCTATCTCACACCGATGAACATGACCACGAAACCCTCCGATGGCAGTAAAGCCGGTAAGCAGAAGGATAACGCCAATGCAGACGAAACAACGTCTTGATGTACCGCTGAGTCTGAAATCTGTCAGTGACTCCGGTGAGTTTGAAGGGTATGGCTCCGTCTTTGGTGTAAAGGACAGCCACGATGATGTGGTGATGTCCGGGGCATTTGCTGCTTCCCTGCGGGCGTGGAGTGACAGAAAAGCGTTACCTGCGCTGCTCTGGCAGCACCGCATGGATGAACCCATCGGTGTTTACACTGAAATGAAGGAAGACGATGTCGGACTTTACGTCAGGGGACGGTTGCTTATTGATGATGATCCCCTCGCAAAACGCGCACATGCACACATGAAGGCCGGTTCGTTAACCGGCCTTTCTATTGGGTACGTCCTGAAAGACTGGGAATACGACCGGAGCAAAGAAGCCTTTCTGTTGAAAGAAATCGACCTCTGGGAAGTCAGTCTGGTGACGTTTCCGTCTAACGACGAGGCGCGGATCAGCGACGTCAAGAACGCGCTGGCCCGCGGGGAAATCCCCGAACAGAAAAAAATCGAAAGAGTCCTGCGTGATGTCGGACTCTCCCGTACCCAGGCCAAAGCATTCATGGCCGGGGGCTATGGCGCACTGTCCCTGCGCGACGCTGAGGATGTGGGCTCTGCACTGAATGCACTGAAAAATCTGAACTTCTAATCAGGAGAAATACGATGGCGGTTGATATTAAAGATGTGGAACAGGTCGCGCAGGAGCTGCAGCAGAAGTTTGACGACTTCAAGGCAAAGAACGACAAGCGCGTGGATGCGATTGAGCAGGAAAAAGGCAAACTTGCCGGGCAGGTGGAAACCCTGAACGGGAAACTCAGCGAGCTGGAAAATCTCAAAAGCGACCTTGAAAAAGAGCTGCTTGAGCTGAAACGTCCGGCTGGTGGAGCGCAAAATAAACTGGCCACCGAGCATAAAGAGGCGTTTGTGGGCTTCCTGCGTAAAGGCCGTGAAGACGGTCTGCGCGATCTGGAGCGTAAGGCATTGCAGGTGGGTACCGATGAAGACGGTGGCTACGCCGTGCCGGAAGAACTGGATCGCAACATTCTTAACCTGCTGAAAGATGAAGTGGTGATGCGTCAGGAAGCCACGGTGATCACCGTTGGCGGTTCCGACTACAAAAAACTGGTGAATCTGGGCGGTACGGCTTCTGGATGGGTGGGGGAAACGGATACGCGATCCCAGACTGCCACCTCCAGACTGGAGCTGATTGAACCTCTCATGGGGGAAATTTACGGCAACCCGCAGGCTACCCAGAAAATGCTGGACGATGCCTTCTTCAACGTGGAGGCCTGGATCAACAGCGAGCTGGCAACCGAATTTGCCGAACAGGAAGAAATTGCCTTTACCTCAGGCGATGGCACCAAGAAGCTGAAAGGGTTCCTGGCGTATGAATCCACTGATGAAACCGACAAGGTCCGGGCGTTCGGCAAACTTCAGCATATTGTATCCGGCGAAGCGACCGCGGTGACCGCAGACGCCATTATCAAACTGATTTACACGCTGCGTAAGGCACACCGCACTGGCGCGAAGTTCATGATGAACAACAACAGCCTGTTTGCCATCCGTCTGCTGAAAGACACCGAGGGTAACTATCTGTGGCGTCCGGGGCTGGAACTGGGGCAGCCGTCCTCTCTGGCGGGTTACGGTATCGCTGAAAACGAACAGATGCCGGATATCGCCGCTGATGCGAAAGCCATTGCATTTGGTAACTTCAAACGGGGTTACACCATCGTTGACCGTATCGGCACCCGCATTCTGCGTGACCCGTACACCAATAAACCGTTTGTCGGTTTTTATACCACCAAGCGCACCGGCGGGATGCTGGTCGATTCGCAGGCCATCAAACTGCTGAAGATTGCAGCGGCGTAATCACTCAGGGGCGTGGAACCGCGCCCCCTGTTCTGACGGGTGAAGAATCATGATCCTGAAACAAGATCTGAAATGGTCACCGGACGGTATGCGTGTTGAGGTCATTCGGGCCGGTGAGTATGACGACGGGGCGCTTCCTGCCCGGGTGCAGGAGATTGCACTTCAGGCCGGGTTAGCAGAGCGCGGAACCAGTGCAAAAAGCAGTAAAGCGACAAAAGAGAAAAAAGCCACGACCAGTAAAGAGGGCTGAGTATGCTTCTGACAATGGAAGAGATTAAAGCCCAACTCCGGCTGGATGAGGATTTCGATGCTGATGACCGCCATCTGCAACTGCTGGCCTGTGCGGCGCAAAAGCGGACGGAAACGTATCTGAACCGGAAGCTCTATGCACCGGATGAAACCATTCCGGAGAGCGATCCGGACGGGCTGCACCTGCCGGATGATATTCGTCTGGGGATGCTGATGCTTATCAGCCATTTTTACGAAAACCGCTCGTCGGTTACGGAAGTGGAGAAACTCGACATGCCGCAGAGTTTTGGCTGGCTTGTCGGCCCGTACAGGTACTTTCCGCAATGAAAATTCGTCAGGCGCAGACCAGCGCAACCTACATTCTGCCGGACCCCGGTGAACTGAATAAACGCGTCCTGATCCGCCTGCGGGTGGATATGCCCGCGGATAACTTTGGCGTGGAGCCTCAATACCCGGTTACGTTCCGGACATGGGCGAAGGTTATCCAGACCAGTGCCACCACCTGGCAGGAAACCGCGCAGACCGGGGACGCCATCACCCATTACATCACCATTCGTTACCGCCGGGGGATCACCGCTGATTATGAGGTGGTCTGCGGTGACAGTGTGTACCGGGTGAAACGTCAGCGCGATCTGAACGGGGCGCGGCGCTTTCTGCTGCTGGAGTGTACGGAGCTGGGCGAATGTAGGCAGAGTCACGGAGGCAGCAATGGCGACTCCCTTTTTTCACGTTGATGTTCAGCCGCCCGCCGAGATGCGCTTTAACCGCGCCCGTGTCCGGCGGGCGTTTGTCACGATTGGGCAGCGTCATATGCGTGATGCCCGTCGGCTGGTGATGCGCCGTGCGCGGTCGGCACCGGGTGAAAACCCCGGTTATCAGACCGGACGCCTGGCTCGTTCGATTGGTTATATGGTGCCGAGAGCCAGTAAAAAGCGAGCCGGTTTTATGACACGCATTGCCCCTAACCAGCGCAACGGGAAGGGGAACCGGATGATCTCTGGTGACTTCTATCCGGCGTTTCTGTTTTTTGGTGTCCGGGGAGGAGCAAAACGTCGTCGTAGTCATCATCGTGGTGCATCCGGTGGCAGCGGCTGGCGACTGGCTCCACGTAATAACTTCATGGTGGAAGCGCTTGAAAAGAACCGCAGCTGGACACGCTATTTTCTGGCGCGGGAATTGCGTAAATCACTGAAGCCGGAGCGACGACACAGATGAAACTGACGCCTGTTATTGCTGCGCTGCGTGCCCGCTGCCCGTATTTTGAAAACCGGGTGGCAGGCGCGGCACAGTTCAAAAATCTGCCGGAGGTCGGAAAGCTGAGACTCCCGGCGGCGTATGTGGTACCGGGTGATGACTCTCCGGGAGAAAACAAAAGCCAGACCGACTACTGGCAGGAGCTGAAAGAGGGCTTCTCCGTGGTTGTCATACTGAGTAACGGGCGTGATGAGCGCGGTCAGTTTGCCTCGTATGATGTGGTGGACGATGTCCGGCAGATGCTCTTTAAGGCCCTGCTGGGCTGGAACCCGGAAGCGTGCGGTAACCCGATTACCTATGACGGCGGCACGCTGCTGGATCTGAATCGTCATGAGCTGATTTATCAGTTCGATTTTTCGGTCATCAGCGAGCTGACTGAAGACGATACCCGCCAGCAGGATGATCTGAACAGTCTGGATGAACTGCAAACGCTGGCGATTGATGTTGATTATCTCGAGCCCGGTAACGGGCCTGACGGCGATATCGAACATCACACCGAAATAACCCTTCCTGAGGATCCTCATGTTTGTCAAACCTGTTAAAGGGCGGTCAGTGCCTGACCCTGCCCGCGGCGACCTTTTGCCCGCCGAAGGGCGAAATGTTGACGAGAACAACTACTGGCTGCGCCGTGAAGCAGCGGGTGATATCCGGCGCGTGAATAAAAAGGTGAATACCGATGACGATAAGCTTTAACACCATTCCGTCGAATACGCTGGTTCCGTTGTTTTATGCGGAAATGGATAACCAGGCGGCGAATACTGCACAGGACAGCGGAGCATCGCTGCTGATTGGTCATGCCAATAACGGTGCAGAGATTGTTGCCAACAGTCTGGTACTGATGCCGTCGGCAGACTATGCACGCCAGATTTGTGGTGCGGGAAGTCAGCTGGCGCGTATGGTCGAGGCTTATCGCCAGACCGATCCGTTTGGCGAGCTGTATGTGATTGCCGTTCCTGAATCCACAGGCGCGGCGGCAACAGTTACGCTGACGGTGACCGGGGCAGCAACCGAAACCGGCACGGTGAATGTTTATGTGGGACGTACCCGCGTGCAGGCACCGGTGACCAACGGCGATAACGTCGCGACGATTGCCAGCAGTATCAAAGATGCCATCAATGCCGTTCCGGCCCTGCCGTTTACGGCCTCATCTTCGGCTGGTGTGGTTACATTGACCGCTCGCCATAAGGGGCTTTGCGGGAATGAAATTCCTGTCAGCCTCAATTACTACGGCTTCGGTGGGGGCGAAGTGCTGCCAGCGGGCGTACAGATTGCCGTGGCGACGGGGACCGCCGGAACGGGCGCTCCGGTTCTCACCGGCGCGGTGGCTGCAATGGCGGATGAGCCGTTTGATTATATCGGTCTGCCGTTCAACGACACGGCCTCTGTTAACACGCTGGTGACCGAGATGAACGATACCAGCGGTCGCTGGAGCTATGCGCGTCAGCTGTATGGTCATGTGTATACGGCAAAGGCCGGCACACTGTCAGAACTGGTGAACGCAGGTGCCCAGTTTAACCAGCAGCACATCACCCTGGCGGGGTACGAAAAAGAGACCCAGACGCCTGCCGACGAGCTGGCAGCCAGCCGTACCGCCCGCGCAGCGGTGTTTATCCGCAACGATCCGGCACGTCCCACGCAGACCGGTGAGATGGTGGGTATGCTGCCTGCGCCGAAGGGGAAACGGTTCACGATGACCGAACAACAGACCCTGCTGTCTCATGGCGTGGCAACGGCGTATGTCGAAAGCGGGGTACTGCGCATTCAGCGTGATGTCACCACGTACAGGAAAAACGCTTACGGGGTTGCGGATAACAGCTACCTCGACAGTGAGACACTGCATACCAGCGCGTATGTACTGCGCAAACTGAAATCCGTCATTACCAGTAAGTACGGGCGTCACAAGCTTGCCAGTGACGGTACCCGCTTTGGTCCCGGTCAGGCGATTGTCACCCCGGCGGTGATCAAAGGGGAACTGCTGGCAACCTACCGTCAGCTTGAGCGTGCGGGGATCGTGGAAAACTACGAACTGTTTAAGCAGTACCTGGTTGTGGAGCGTGATGCCAGCGATCCGAACCGCCTGAACACGCTGTTCCCGCCTGACTATGTTAACCAGTTGCGTGTCTTTGCCGTGGTTAACCAGTTCCGTCTTCAGTATTCAGAGGAGTCTGCATAATGGCCCGTATCGGGGGAACCTGTTATTTCAAAATTGACGGTCAGCAGCTATCGCTGACCGGCGGCATTGAGGTGCCCATGAACAGGACGGTCAATGATGACATCATCGGCCTGGACGGTTCAGTGGACCGCAAGGAAACTCACCGTGCGCCCTATGTCAAAGGGACCTTCAAGGTGCCGAAGAATTTTCCGGTGAGCAAAATCACCTCGTCTGATGAGATGACCATCACTGCCGAGCTGGCGAACGGTCAGGTCTATGTACTGTCGTCTGCCTGGCTGCACGGCGAAGCGAACCATAATGCCGAAGAAGGCACGGTTGATCTTGAGTTCCACGGTGAAGAAGGGGATTACCAGTGATTGAGCTTGTACTTAAAAAACCGATCATCGCCCACAAAGAAACACTGCATGTGCTGGAAATACGTGAGCCTACGTATGACGAGATTGAGGCGCTGGGGTTCCCTTTCTCTGTTTCACCTGATGGTGGTATGAAAATGGACAGTCAGGTAGCGCTGAAATATATCCCGCTTCTGGCCGGGATCCCGCGCTCGTCTGCAGCGCAGATGACGAAGCTGGATATTTTCAAGGCAGGCATGATTGTAATGCGTTTTTTTACCGGCTTGGAGACGGAAGAGACCTCCGGAAGCGATTCTACAATGTCGCGTGGTTCTGGAAATTAAACCCCCTTGAACTTCGCCGGACGGCTATTTCCCACTTTGCTGATCTGGAGGCAGAGGCCGTCCGTATAAATGAGGAGATGAAGCATGGCTGATAATTTTCAGCTGAAAGCCATCATCACCGCCGTTGACAGGCTGTCCGGCCCGCTTAAAGGTATGCAGCGTCAGCTTAAGGGGTTTCAGAAAGAAGTCTCCAGCCTTGCTCTGGGCGCTGCCGGGGCGGGTACTGCAATAATGGGGGCACTGGCACTCCCTGTAAAATCAGCCATCACCCTTGAATCGAAGATGGCTGATGTCCGCAAAGTGGTAGACGGTCTGGATACGCCGGATGCGTTTAAGGCCATGACGGAGCAGGTACGCGCTTTGTCTACTGAGCTTCCCATGTCTGCAGACGGGATCGCGGAAATTGTGGCGGCTGGCGGTCAGGCCGGGATTGCACGTGATGAACTGATGCAGTTTGCCACTGATGCGGTGAAGATGGGCGTGGCCTTTGATACCACGGCTGAAGAGTCCGGGCAGATGATGGCCCAGTGGCGTACTGCGTTTAATATGACGCAGGATGAAGTGGCCGGGCTGGCTGACAAAATCAACTACCTTGGTAATACCGGCCCGGCGAATGCGAAGAAAATCTCCGATATTGTTACGCGTATTGGTCCTTTAGGTGGTGTTGCAGGTGTGGCTTCCGGCGAAATCGCGGCAATGGGGGCAACCATTGCCGGGATGGGCGTGGAGTCAGAAATTGCCGCCACAGGGATCAAGAACTTCATGCTTTCCCTGACCGCGGGAAATTCCGCGACAAAATCGCAGAAACAGGCATTACGTTTTCTGCGGATCAATCCGAAGAAATTAGCTGCTGATATGCAGAAAGATGCCCGGGGAACCATGCTGTCTGTACTGGATGCGATGGCTAAAGTGCCCAAAGAAAAACAGGCAGCTGTGCTGAATGCCCTGTTCGGGAAAGAGTCTCTGGGCGCGATAGCACCTCTGCTGACTAACCTTGATTTGTTGCGTACCAACTTCAGGCGGGTTGCGGATTCCCAGCAGTATGGCAGTTCGATGCAGAAGGAATATGCTTCGAGGGCAGCGACGACGGAAAACCAGCTTTTACTTCTGCAAAATCAACTTGATGCCATTTCTTCCACGCTGGGGGAAACGTTTCTTCCTGAGGTTAATGATGGTCTTGAAGCGGTAAAACCGCTCCTTGAGGAAGTGAGAACGTTTGTCCGTGAAAACCCGGAGCTCGTTAAGACCATTGCTAAAATCGGTCTGGCCTTACTGACGGTGGGAGCCGCTGCAGGCTCTTTGTCCAGAATTATGAAAGTTCTCGGCGGTGTGATGAATATGACGCCTGCTAAGGGGCTGATTGCTCTTCTGGTTGGTGGCGCTTACCTCATTATTGATAACTGGGAAACCGTAGGTCCTGTCATAAAAAAAGTCTGGCACGTGGTGGATGAAACGGCGCAGGCGATGGGGGGATGGGAAACTGTTCTGAAAGCGATTGCCCTGTTTATGGCAACCAAATGGGTTGCTGACGTTACCAAATCCATTACCGCAGTGACCAGAGAGATGCGTACGCTGGGGAAGGTATCGGCAGAAACGGGATTGATGGGGAAAGGCCGCGGCTTTATCGGGAAGGCCGGGGTATATGGTTTTCTGGGAACCCTGATGTATGAGCCGGTTAAAGATACTCTGGAAAGTGTTGTTCCTGAAGATACGGTTAACTGGCTGGATAATAAAGGGCTGTTTCTGGCTTCAGACTGGACGCCTTTTTTTGATCGTAAAGAGTACGAGCAGTATCAGGCCAGCCTGAGTCAGTACAAACCCAATGTTCCGCTGTTGAATCCATCTTCTTCCATGACACAGCACAGCGAGCTGAAAGTCACGTTCGAGAATGCTCCGCCAAGTATGAAGATAATTGATGTACCGGGCAAAGCCGATCCCCTGATGAAAATCACGCACGATGTGGGGTATTCCCCTTTTCGTTTTCCACGATAACGCAGTCCTTTTTGAGGTCAGTCTATGGATTTATCCTCATTTCCCACCCGACCTTCATTACTTTCGTCGTCTTCAGGCTGGCGTGACAGACTTCAGGACGCGTCATTTCGCGGCGTGCCGTTTAAGGTTGAAGAAGAAAGTGCGGGAACCGGTCGCCGTGTGGAAACACATGAATACCCGAACCGCGACAAACCCTATACCGAAGACCTGGGGAAAATCACTTTTCGCCCGTCCATCACGGCTTATGTGGTGGGAGATGACTGCTTTGACCAGCGCGATCGCCTGATTGACGCGCTGAATAAACCCGGTCCCGGCACGCTTGTCCATCCGACATACGGTGAGCTGAAAGTCTGTGTTGACGGAGAAGTTCGGGTCAGCACATCGAAGAGTGAAGGGCGTATTGTCCGCTTTGACCTGAAGTTTGTCGAAGCGGGAGAACTCTCTTACCCCACTTCAGGTGCGGCGACGGCGCAGACGCTGATGTCATCCTGTTCTGCACTGGATGACTGCATCAGTGACAGCTTCAGAGGTTTCAGTATCGATGGCGTGGCGGATTTCGTGCAGAACGACGTCGTTGGTAATGTCAGCACAATGCTTGGGTATGTTTCTGATGCGATGAAAGTGGTGGATTCTGCCGTATCGGATGCTGCCAGGCTGTTGCAGGGGGATATCTCGGTACTTCTGCCGCCACCATCGTCAGGCAAAAATCTCGTTGAGCAGGTGCAGAAAATGTGGCGTACCGGGAAACGCCTTTATGGTAACGCCAGCGACCTGGTCACCATGATCAAAACGCTTTCCGGTGTCAGCCTCGGCAGCGATCTGCAACCGCGCGGCGTCTGGAAAACGGACAGTAAAACCACCGCCACGGCTACGCAGCAGCGTAATGTGGTTGCCAGCACCCTTCGTACGACCGCAATCAGTGAAGCGGCGTATGCCGTCACCCGATTGCCTGCGCCAACAACTTCCGCGGTGATGCAGAATTCCGCAGTGGGGCAGGCAACAACACCTGCGCAGAGCACTGGCTGGCCTTCCGTCACGCATCCGGCACTGAACAATGCACCGGCGGTGAAAAACACGGTTGACCTGCCGACGTGGGAAGAACTGACTGACATTCGCGACACACTGAATACGGCAATTGATAAGGAGTTGTCCCGTACAACCAGTGATGCGCTGTTTCTGGCGCTGCGCCGGGTGAAAGCAGATCTGAATGCGGATATCAACACGCGCCTTGAACAGTCTGCACGGATCATTCAGCGCACACCGGATGAGGTTTTACCCGCGCTGGTGCTGGCGGCGACCTGGTTTGATAACGCGGCGCGTGACGCGGACATTATCCGGCGTAATGCCATTACGCATCCCGGCTTTGTGCCGGTGATCCCTCTGAAGGTGCCAGTGCAATGAACGACAATGTCACGCTACGGGTAAATGGCCGGGAGTGGAATGGCTGGACATCGGTGCGCATCGGTGCCGGTATTGAACGGCTGGCGCGGGATTTCAGTGTGGAGATCACTCGCCAGTGGCCGGGAGATGAGGGTATCACCACGCTTCAGCCGCGCATTAAAAACGGTTCAAAAGTGGAAGTGCTGATTGGTGATGAGCTGGTGATCACCGGCTGGGTGGAGGCGACTCCCGTTCGTTACGATGCCCGTTCGGTCAGCACCGGTATTGCCGGACGTAGTCTGACGGCTGACCTGATTGACTGTGCAGCCGAACCGACACAGTTTAACGGACGCTCGCTGGTGCAGATTGCGCAGGCGCTTGCTGCGCCTTTCGGCATTGAGGTGGTGAACAGCGATGCGCCGTCGGGTGTTATTCCTGATGTTCAGCCTGATCACGGTGAAACGGTGATTGAGGTAATCAACAAAATACTCGGTCAGCAGCAGGCACTGGCTTACGACGACCCGCACGGCAGGCTGGTGATTGGCGGTATTGGCTCAACGCGGGCACATACTGCGCTGGTACTCGGGGAAAACATCCTTTCCTGCGATACGGAGAAGAGTATCCGGGAGCGATTTTCTGTTTACCAGGTGGCGGGGCAGCGTGCCGGGAACGACGATGATTTCGGTGAGGCCACCACCACCGCGCTGCGGGCCCGCACAGAGGACGCATTTATTGCCCGTTACCGTCCGATGTATATCAGGCAGACAGGGCAGGCCACGGGGGCAGGCTGTATTGCGCGTGCTGACTTTGAAGCCCGACAACGGGCGGCGCGGACGGATGAAACCACCTATTTGGTGCAGGGCTGGCGACAGGGTAACGGTACGCTGTGGCAGCCCAACCAGCGGGTGATTGTCTTCGATCCGGTCTGTGGTTTCGACAATACCGAACTGCTTGTCTCGGAAGTCACGTTCACTCAGGACCAGAACGGCACCATGACGGAAATCCGTGTCGGCCCACCTGATGCTTATCTGCCTGAACCCGAAGCCCCCGGCGCGCGGAAAAAGAAAAAAGCCAGAGTACAGGAGGACTCGTTCTGATGAGGACGATTGAAGCCATGCAGCGACAACTCCTCGGCCTGATTGGGCGGGCAGTGGTGAAAAGCATCAGTGCCGCCACGAAATGTCAGACCGTGGATGTGTCCCTGATTGCCGGTGAACCCAAAGCCGGGGTTGAACATCTTGAACCCTACGGTTTTACCGCAAGGGCAAACAGCGGTGCGGAAGCGGTGGTGTTGTTTCCGGATGGCGACCGTTCTCATGCGGTGGTTGTTACGGTGTCGGACCGGCGCTACCGCCTGAAAGGGCTGCAGACGGGTGAGGTGGCTGTCTATGACGATCAGGGGCAGTCTGTGACGCTGACCCGGGAGGGGATCGTGGTGGACGGTGCAGGTAAAACGATCACGTTTCGCAATGCGCCCAGAGCACGTTTTGAAATGGACCTGGAAGTGACCGGACAGGTGAAAGACCTGTGCGACTCCGGCGGCACCACCATGTCAGCGATGCGGCTTGCCTATAACGGCCATTGTCACAGAGAGAACGGTCAGGGCAGTAACACCGACAAACCGGATAAAGCGATGGAGGCATGATGGAACTGTGGCTGACGGTGAACGGTAAACGCACCTGCGCCAGCGCACCGCTGGATCCGCTGACCCGCGCCGTGGTGATTTCCCTGTTTACCTGGCGGCGGGCGGAGCCTGATGACAACGCCGACGTCCCGATGGGATGGTGGGGGGATACCTGGCCTGCGGTACAGAATGACCGTTACGGCTCCCGACTGTGGCTGCTTCAGCGCAGCAAACTGACCAATCAGCTGGTGCAGACGGTAAGGGGGTATATCCGCGAATGCCTGCAATGGATGATTGATGATGGCGTGGTGTCCCGTATTGATCTGGATATCCGCCGCACCGGGATTAATGAACTGGGTAACAGTATCACTCTCTGGCGTCGTGACGGACCGGTAATGATTTCTTTTGATGATCTGTGGAGTGCGATAACGCATGGCGGACAGTGAATTTCAGCGCCCGACGCTGGCAGAAAATATCAGTATGCTCCGTAACGATTTATTCGCCAGGCTGGACGTCAGCGACACGCTCCGGCGCATGGATGAAGACGTGCGGGCAAAGGTGTATGCGGCGGCGCTGCATACGGTTTACGGTTACATCGATTATCTGGCAATGAACATGCTGCCTGACCTGTGCGATGAGTCCTGGCTGGCGCGACATGCTGCGATGAAACGGTGTCCGCGCAAGGGGGCCACGGCTGCCAGCGGGTATATGCGCTGGGAAGGTGTCAGCGATGGCCTGAAGGTGACTGCCGGGAGCGTGATTCAGCGCGATGACCTGGTTCAGTACACGGCAACTGCCGATGCAACCAGCACCGGTGGTGTCCTGCGTGTGCCGATCACTTGCTCAAGTGCAGGCGCGGTCGGTAACGCTGAAGACGGTACGGCATTAATCCTGGTCACGCCGGTGAATGGTCTGCCGTCTTCCGGTGTTGCAGATACCCTGACTGGCGGATTCGATACTGAAGATCTGGAAACGTGGCGCGCCCGCGTCATTGAGCGGTATTACTGGACGCCGCAGGGCGGGGCTGACGGGGACTATGTCGTCTGGGCTAAAGAAGTGCCCGGCATTACCCGCGCATGGACATACCGTCACTGGATGGGAACGGGAACTGTCGGTGTGATGATTGCCAGCAGTGACCTGATTAATCCCATTCCGGAAGAATCAACGGAAACGGCGGCAAGACAACATATCGGGCCACTGGCCCCGGTGGCAGGCTCTGATTTGTATGTGTTCAGGCCGGTAGCACATACGGTGGATTTTCATATCCGCGTGACGCCGGACACACCGGAAATACGGGCTGCCATCACCGCCGAGTTGCGTTCGTTCCTGCTGCGTGATGGTTATCCGCAGGGAGAACTGAAGGTGTCACGTATCAGTGAAGCGATTTCCGGTGCGAACGGGGAATACAGCCATCAGTTGCTTGCCCCGGCGGACAATATCTCCATTGCAAAAAATGAGCTGGCAGTTCTGGGGACGATTTCATGGACGTGACAAACGATGATTATATCCGTCTGTTGTCGGCACTGTTGCCGCCCGGTCCGGCGTGGTCAGTCAGCGATCCGGCGATTGCCGGTGCGGCACCGTCATTAACCCGCGTTCATCAGCGTGCGGATGCCCTGATGCGGGAGCTGGATCCGCGCACCACCACTGAACTGATAAACCGCTGGGAGCGTCTGTGCGGTCTGCCGGATGAATGTATTCCCGCAGGGACACAAACCCTTCGCCAGCGTCAGCAACGGCTGGATGCGAAGGTTAATCTGGCGGGCGGCATCAATGAGGATTTTTACCTTGCACAGCTTGCTGCCCTGGGCAGACCAGACGCCACTATCACGCGATACGATAAAAGCACGTTCACCTGCTCATCGGCCTGTACTGACGCAGTGAATGCGCCGGAATGGCGGTATTACTGGCAGGTCAACATGCCAGCCGCCACCAACACCACCTGGATGACATGTGGCGATCCCTGTGATTCCGCACTGCGTATCTGGGGCGACACCGTTGTCGAGTGCGTGCTTAACAAACTCTGCCCTTCGCATACCTACGTAATTTTTAAATATCCGGAGTAATCCATGCATCGTATAGACACGAAAACCGCGCAGAAGGATAAGTTCGGCGCGGGTAAGAACGGTTTTACCCGTGGTAACCCCCAAACCGGCACACCTGCCACCGATCTGGATGATGACTACTTTGATATGTTGCAGGAAGAACTCTGCAGCGTGGTGGAGGCATCCGGTGCCAGCCTGGAGAAGGCGCGGCACGACCAGTTGCTTACCGCGCTTCGTGCGCTGCTGTTAAGCCGCAAGAATCCGTTTGGCGATATCAAATCGGATGGCACGGTGAAAACGGCTCTCGAAAACCTTGGTTTGGGAGAAGCGGCAACGAGGAACGTCGGAACGGATACCGGGCAAGTACCAGATATGAGTAGTTTTACAACGGGGCACTCTGGAGCAGCAGACTGGCCGAATCCTAAATCTGGATGGAGTAAGGGGCCGGATGGGGTAATTACACAATGGGGTATTTTCGGTTTCCCCGTTGGACAGACAGGGACGAATGTTGTTTTCCCGCTACCTTTCCCCGCGCGGGTCGAATCAATTACACTGACAATGGCAGATATCCAGGAGTCTCTGCTTTCTCCAGCAACCATGCCTGCTTATGGAGTTAAATCAACTGGTACTTCAAGAACGGGTTTTACAGCCCGTATGTCAGGCGCCGGTGGGTTTAATCTTTGCTATATAGCGAAAGGGAGATAACAGAATGAATAAAGTTAAAAGTGTTTACAGCCCGTCCGAAAATGCAATCTACAACGCAGCGCTATATGAAAGTTATATCAAGGAGGGGACATGGCCGCAGGATGGTATTGAAATCAGCGATGAGGATGCTGTCAGATTTAATGGGGGAAATAAGCCAACAGGAAAAATGCTGGGAATGGTTTCAGGGGCCCTTGCATGGGTTGATGAGCCGCCGCTTTCACCAGAACAGAAAATATCAGATGCAGAAAACATGAAAGCCACATTTCGTGCAAAAGCTGACAGTGAAATATCCTGGCGTCAGGATGCTGTTGATGCGGGCATTGCAACTGATGAAGAAACTTCAACTCTCACCCAATGGAAGAAATACCGTGTGCTGCTGATGCGTGTTGATACTTCAACAGCCCCCGATATTGAATGGCCTACGCCTCCGGCAGTTCAGGCCAGATGACATCCGGCGCGGTGCTGGTATCTGTTACCGTCACCGCGTCAATGTAATCCAGCACGACGTTAAGTCGGGTTGTTTCTGCCTGCGTCAGCTTCCGCCCGGCCTGTAATTTCAGTTGAATCAGACTGATGGAAGCCATTGCAGCATCAATCAGCGACTGGCGCTGTGCTTCTGCCGCGTCTACTGCGGCACTATGCTGTGCCTCAGTATCTGTCACCCATTTCTCACCATCCCATTTATCGTATGGCGTTAACGGGACGATAGTGGTTGTATTTTCAGGGTAATCACACGGAGCTGTGATTTCTTTTGATTCTCCCGTTTCGGTGTTATAGACAACTTCACCGCGATGGTCTGGCACATATTCCCATGAGTTTAAATCTGCCGAACGGCAGATTGCATAACCAACCTTATGTGTGCCAGGAGCATCTAAACAGGAATATGCAGGGATACCGACACCCACAGCAAGATATTCAGTTGATGCAGAAATATACTCCCGTGTCTCACTGTCATAGTTATAAACGGTAATCTCTCCTGCCTTTGTGGCAATAAATTTACTATTCAAGATGGCGTTATACATCATGCAGCCCTCACAATGTAATTAAATGAAATATTACGTGGGCGTGTCTCTGCTGCACCGACAATACTGGTACTCAACCCCGTCGCTGTTCGTTTGTTATTTTTATTTCCTTCAATCAGACAGTTGTAATCATCATTACCAATTAACGAATTAGTGGCATCAATACCGTCCGGGGACAAGGCATTAGTTGTAGAACTTAAAGTCAGCATCTCGTCTGAACTTGGAAGATTTTTTAATGGTATTTCATTGCGAGAAATACCCGCGTAAAAAAAGGACTCATGCCTGTGCGCTTCAAAAGAGTCATCCTGAAGACTTAGCAAGGCACGTCCCGCATCCACTCCACGCCCGTCATCCCAGCCACGAATAAACTCACCACGTAAATCAGGCAATTTATTTGTCGGATAAGCCTTTGCCAGTTCCGGGTATTCTTCTGCAGAAAAAGCGGCACCGTTGCATTTCAGCCAGCCTGTTGGCGGAGTGGCGGAAGGCCACGGAACAGGCACGCCAACGGGTAATGCCGAACCTTCTCCCAAACCAACGTTTATGAAAATGCAGAAATAACGAGCAAATGGCATCATTCCTGCTTTTGTCAGGGAGATCTACCATGCTTATTGGCTATGTACGTGTGTCAACAAATGACCAGAACACAGATCTACAACGTAATGCGCTGAACTGTGCAGGATGCGAGCTGATTTTTGAAGACAAGATAAGCGGTACAAAGTCCGACAGACCAGGACTGAAAAAGCTGCTCAGGACATTATCGGCAGGTGACACGCTGGTGGTCTGGAAACTGGACCGACTGGGGCGCAGTATGCGGCATCTTGTCGTGCTGGTGGAGGAGTTGCGCGAACGAGGCATCAACTTTCGTAGTCTGACGGATTCAATTGATACCAGTACCCCAATGGGGCGCTTTTTCTTTCATGTGATGGGTGCCCTGGCTGAAATGGAGCGTGAACTGATTGTTGAACGAACAAAAGCTGGACTGGAAGCTGCTCGCGCACAGGGACGAATTGGTGGACGTCGTCCCAAACTTACACCAGAACAATGGGCGCAGGCCGGGCGATTAATTGCATCAGGCGTTCCTCGCCAGAAGGTGGCGATCATCTATGATGTTGGTATATCGACACTGTATAAGAAGTTTTCGGTCGGAGATAAATGAAACCGTAGCACGTCGTATGCAAGATCGTGCTGCGGTTTATGCTTATCACTTAAAGACTCAAAAATTAGGTGAGTAACGGACCGGGGACATAGCTCCTTTTTTTCTTAATTCATCTGGTATTTTTTTTCCAAGATAAAGATTTGCTATTTCAGGTGGGGCTTCTCGACCTTCAAAACCATAGCGAGAACTTTGTGTTGCCTCAAAGTCAGGATCCTCGTCCCAGTATTTCATCGTAGGGAAATTTTCACGTGTTGATTTGAGCCATTTATCAGCAATGAAAACCCCTCGAACGATCCCCCTTACAGTAGCAAGAATGACTTCTGCTTGGCTGGCGCGAGAGACATTAATGCGCCAGCTAAATCGAACCGCATCATAAAGCTCTGAATCCTTTGCACTTCTGTTAACGGAAATCATTAATGCTTTATGATGAAATATTATGGTTTCGGGTTGATATGTTGCTATCAACTCTTTGACATGCGCGGCGCCGAATTCATTGCTGCCAGCACCATTCATGATATTCGTTAACCCAGGGTAGGCATCAATAAGTGCAGCTTCAACTTCGTACGCCGTCTTTTCATCAGTCATTCCGTGTCGATGGATGACATGGATAACTTCAAGTCCTGCTAACCTTATTTCTCTAATTTGCTTTAGCTTGTTGCTCAGTAACTCGTCATCATCAGTCGCTGCCACTTCACCGCGCATATGGGCAAATACGCGGTTACCTTTGCCTTTCCCTACATAGAAGGTGCTTCCGTCCCTCGGATCAATCAATCGGTATACATACCAGCCAAGGTGTTCAATTACTCCAGAAGGAAACTCAGTAATATCCATTTTGCAATATCTATGAAGAATTATTTGTGAGACGTATATTAATGATCATTGCAAGGGCTCACAACCAGTAGTGTTGAGAAAACCATCGGAGAAATGAGGCTAAGCCTTTGAATTTACATAGTACAAAAAAGATACTTTTCCTCATAATGTGAGCTAATTTTATGTTTCGTTTGATGATTGGACCGGTCTCGAAAACCGTAGACACATAGTATGCGTTAATTTATGAACAAACTACTTGTCTGCTGTTTTTCTGTCATTAGTCGTATATAGAATGATTCTCTATGCCTAACAAAGCATCACCAGTGCTAGATTACGTTGTAGTCACTGTTTAAATATCCAGATAAAACATTTCCTTCTGGGTTGAATGAGTGATAAAGTTTCACCCATTAGACCCCTTGGAGGAATTATGTCTGAATTTGAAGTGTTGGCACAGCATCTGCTGAAGGAAGCCGAGGCGGAAGAAAAGCTGCGACAGGAAAATGATAAAAAGCTTATCGAGAAAGTGCTGGAAATCTATGATCAGAAGTATGTGGCTGAATTACTGAGAAAAGTCGGAAAAAATGAGTGGAGCCGTGAAACCATTAACCGCTGGATTAATGGCAAGTGTTTACCAAAATCGTTGACTTCAGTAGAAGAGTCTCTTCTGCGTAAGATGCTACCAGAACCACCTGCAAACCATCCGGAATATGCTTTCCGCTTCATTGACTTATTTGCTGGAATTGGAGGGATACGGAAAGGTTTTGAGGCCATTGGAGGCCAGTGTGTTTTTACCAGTGAATGGAATAAAGATGCTGTGCGTACATACAAGGCCAACTGGTTTAACGATGAACAGGTGCATAAATTCAATCTCGATATTCGGGAAGTCACGCTGAGTGATAAAACCGATGTATTGGAAACGGATGCTTATGCATATATTGATGAGCATGTGCCGGATCATGATGTGCTTCTTGCGGGGTTCCCGTGCCAGCCATTTAGCCTTGCTGGTGTTAGTAAGAAAAACTCACTTGGTCGTGCGCATGGTTTTGAATGTGAAGCACAAGGAACACTTTTTTTTGACGTGGCACGTATTATACGAGCAAAAAAACCGGCAATTTTTGTGCTGGAAAATGTCAAAAATCTGAAGAGCCATGATAAGGGTAAAACTTTCAAAGTCATTATGGAGACCCTTGACGAGCTGGGCTACGAAGTTGCCGATGCTGCAGAAATGGGAAAAAACGATCCAAAGATTATCGATGGGAAGCATTTTTTGCCTCAGCATCGTGAACGCATTGTTCTGGTCGGATTTAGACGAGATCTGAATATTCACAAGGGGTTTACCTTGCGTGATATCAGTCGTTTTTATCCGGAACACCGCCCATCATTTGGTGAATTGCTGGAGCCTGTAGTCGACAGTAAATATATACTTACGCCAAAACTATGGGAGTACCTTTATAACTACGCCAAAAAGCATGCAGCCAAGGGGAATGGTTTTGGCTTTGGGTTGGTCAATCCTGAGAATAAGGAAAGCATTGCACGCACACTTTCTGCCAGATATCACAAAGACGGATCAGAAATTCTTATTGATCGTGGTTGGGATATGGCAACGGGAGAGGCTGACTTTATGAATGAGAGTAATCAGGCTCGTCGACCACGCAGGCTGACTCCCCGAGAGTGCGCACGCCTTATGGGATTTGAAAAACCTGGAGGGAAACCATTCCGTATTCCGGTTTCAGATACTCAGTCATATCGGCAGTTCGGTAACTCAGTTGTGGTGCCAGTATTTGAAGCTGTTGCCAGACTTCTGGAACCCTATATCCTCAAAGCTGTTTCTGCTGATGCTGGTAAGACTGGGCAGCCTTGAGAACATCTCCCGGCCTTTTAAGCCGGGAGTCAGCCTATGATAGTTCAGCGTAAAGCTCTATCAGCTCAGTAATGAATGCTCCGAGCGTTATTAATTCTTCTCTAACTGCTTCTGGGTATTTTTTATGTAAAGTTGATGGTACAACGAGTCTGACACCCGCATCTTTCATTTCTCGGTATTGTGCTGAAGAAACACCTTCTTGCAGTGTAAATAAATGTACCTGATGGATTTTATCTGCTTCATTCAGTATCTGACGCCAGCGATCTTTGCAGGTGGTCTTTACTGCCAGCATACGTAAGTTTTCTACAGGAAATTCAACGTTATGATATGCCTCTGCTGAAGGAAACAGGAAATCTGGTTTTTTATTACCTTCAGTAACTGCCTGAGTGGAGAAATGCCGTAGTCCGTGCTCGATAAAAAGCTTCTCTAGGTGAAGTTCAAGTGATTTGCCTGCCCTTGATTTACGTCGATTACTGACAGAGTTGGCTAATGCAATAAACTCATCTACAGAATCGAATCCTTTCTTAATAATATCAAGAACATGTAATTCCTCGACGAGTAGAAAAATATCATACTCGACACGCCGACGGTCAATCAGTTGCTCATCTGGATCCTTGGAGTTTTTAGCATAATGGCCAGCAGCATATTGAATAATTTCGTTTCCAGAAGGAAAACGCTTCTTCCAGTCTTCAGGAATAACATATTTATGATTTACTGGAGTTTGCTGAAGAGACAATCCGCCCAAAATTTGTCCGGCAGGGCCGGAAATTAGGGTTCCAGGTATGATTTCGCCAATAGCAGACTCGATGATATCCTCTTCATCGGGATTGACGCAGACCCATATATCTACCTCGGAACAGTCAGTGTTCTGTTCGTTTAACCTGAAAGCAAGAATTGTGAGGGCTCCTGTATTTTCAGGGTTCTGTAATGGACTTCCTCTCCCCCAGCGCGTAATTCTTTTTTCGTTTCGGGTCTTACCAAAATAACGGTTGTTGTAATAAATTGCGCGTGCTTGGGTATCAGGGCAATCATGGGATGATACATGCGCAGTAAGGAAGACTGAAGGGTTCAGTTCGCGAGTATGATTGATAGATGGAAAAAGCTTTTCAACGATATTTGAGGGGATATAAAGTCCGACCTGATGGCCACCTGTTGCGCCTGTGTCGTTTGCAGAAAGGCGTTTGATGTAGATAAAGTAATTCCCGCTTGCGATATCAAGCAGCCAGTTATGAAAAACCGACATATACATCCCTTTGTTAACATACAGTCAGGGTTAACATTTTTCCATAGTTATAGATAAGCGGCTAGGAACTTAAGGGAAAAACAAAAAGCCCGCATAAGCGGGCTTTTGTGTCACTCGAGAGCCGCGGCTCCTTTGCGTATCCTTTTTTGTCTCCTCACCGTCTGGTCGGTGTCCTGCTGAGACTGCTAACTTCCTGTTTTTGTTGGTGTTGTCCTTACACCGTCCAATCATGATTGGTGGAGCTGGCGGGAGTTGAAACCGCAGCCACGTCGTATGCAAGAACGTGCTGCGGTTGGCTGGTGAACTTCCGATAGGGCGAGTATTGAATGATTTACAGCCGTTATTGATTTTACATATTTTTTGTATGAAAGGATTAGCGCCTCCTTCCACCGATCATCCATGACTTTACGCCACTGTCTCTAGGACTGCTATGTATGCTGATTGGGGAAAGTGTGAAAGAAAAGAAGACTGCTGCGCTGTTTGTCGTCACCTTTATCTTCATTGGCTATGCAAGTCATAATACAAGGTGGGACAAAACTGAGACACATAAGGCCTCACAATGGCTTGCAAGGCTTTACATGTTTTGATGTGGTGGGACGTGTGAGCGCAGTGTTGATGGGGTAATACTTTGAATTAGAAGCGGATTCTTATAATTCGTAATGCGAAGGTCGTAGGTTCGACTCCTATTATCGGCACCATCCTACCTATTTTAACGTCTCCTTAAGTCTACTCAAATACCTTTTAAACCCTTATAATACGCGGCTTCACGGCCCTTGTTGTCTCTGCTCGTCTACTCACGTTCACAGAAATCTACGGTGAGTTGGGGGTATCAATGGGGGTATTCGCTGTTCGGTCTAAAGGAGATACCCCCAGATGAAGCTCAATGCCAGACAGGTCGAGACTGCCAAGCCCAAAGATAAACCCTACAAGATGGCTGATGGTGGTGGCCTCTACTTATTGGTTAAAACTAACGGGTCACGCTACTGGCGTTTAAAGTATCGTATCGATGGAAAGGAAAAGTTATTGGCGCTGGGGGTATATCCCGATGTGTCTTTGGCTGATGCCAGAGCAAAGCGTGATGAAGCTCGAAAAGGTATCGCTGGGGGTATCGATCCTTTAGAGCTTAAGAAAGAACATAAAGCTGAGCGTGAAGCGCAGGTCAAAAACACCTTTCAGCAAATTGCGCTCGAATGGCACAGCATGAAAGTGAAAAAATGGTCAGTTGGGTATGCCTCTGACATTCTCGAAGCTTTCAATAAAGATATTTTTCCTTTTCTTGGTCAACGGCCTGTTGCGGACATTAAGCCATTAGAGCTTCTTAATGTGCTTAAAAAAATCGAAGCCAGAGGTGCAACAGAGAAAGCAAAGAAAGTGCGCCAACGATGTGGTGAAGTGTTTCGCTATGCCATCGTGACAGGCAGAGCCGAGTATAATCCCGCTCCTGATCTCACCAGTGCCATGCAGGGGCATGAATCTACACATTACCCGTTCCTGACCACCGAAGAGCTTCCTGCCTTTTTTAAAGCCCTTGCTGGCTACTCTGGTAGTGAATTGATGGTGTTGGCAGCAAGATTATTGATCCTTACTGGCCTAAGAACGGGTGAATTGCGTGGTGCCTTATGGTCGGAAATCGATTCCGAGAAAGCGCTATGGGAAATTTCTGCTGAACGCATGAAAATGCGCCGTCCTCATATCATCCCGCTATCTACCCAAGCGTTAGCCATTATCGAAAAGATCAGAGCAATGACGGGACAATTCCCTTTGCTGTTTCCGGGCCGCAATGATCCAAGTAAGACCATGAGCGAAGCCAGTATCAATCAGGTATTTAAGCGAATCGGCTATACAGGACGGGTTACGGGTCACGGCTTCCGTCATACCATGAGCACCGTTCTTCATGAACAGGGCTACAACACCGCATGGATTGAAACCCAACTAGCCCATGTTGATAAGAATGCTATCCGTGGCACCTACAACCATGCGCAATATCTCGATGGCAGACGCGAGATGCTGCAATGGTATGCCGACTACATGGTAAGCCTTGAGAAAGGCGGTAATGTCGTACAGGGAACGTTTAATCGGTGTGGGTAAGGATAACTGCTGATGAAAGAAGGGTTATGTCTTAACGGCCATAGCCCTTTTTCTTGGCTAATGCAGATAAGAATTAAGTCAGAATTTAAACTGATGTTTATTAAGTAATTGATTAATATGAAAATTATAAAATACCTTGAAACAGGAAAATAAATAGCACTTATTGCTAAATCGCTCTACACCCCGCCCAGTGACAGCTCTCCCGCCATTTCATCTGTTTTTGTATGAAAAACACTCAATTCGAGTTCAATTCTGATTTTCCGAGGGTTGAACGTCATAAGCGATCTGAAGATACTACATTCATCAAAACAACAACGGAGAAATATATGACAACAAAAAAACTTATTCGCATGCCGGAAGTGATCAATAAAACAGGATTTAGCAAAGCATGGATCTATAGACTTATTAGTAAGGGGGATTTCCCTAAGCCGATTAAGATTGGAATAAGAGCCAGTGCCTTTGTTGAAAGTGAGATTGATGAATGGATTGAACAACTGATCTATTCATCACGTAATACAGCTGCATAA